TGTACTTCCAAGCCTTCGCACCGTTCGCGGTGCCTGCGTTGGCACCCGTTACGGTTTCGGTCATCGGAAAGCCATAGACATCCCAGCCCGAAATGGTGAAAGTGATGCCGGAGTCGTTGCCACCGGAAACAAAGCGAACCGCACGCGAGAGCAGCGTGGATGGATCGTAGGCGCTGATTTCGTACTGGCCGCTGTTGGCGTGCGAGGCGCGGCCATAGCGGATAAAGCCGGTCGGGCCGTCAAGTGCCAGCGTACCGGCCGGGATCGTCACGCCGGAAGCGGGCATGTACTGAGCAGCCGAGGTGACAGTAACACCCGCGCCAGTCGTTGAAACCAGCGTGATCGCGCCAGCGGCAGGGGACTGAGAGGCCGCAATATTGTTGGCGGCCAGGGCGGCCGGGGTCGCATCCACGCAAAGAATGTCAGAACCAACGAAGCCAACACAGCCGGCCTTGGTGTTGTTGTAGCCAGCGCGGCTATCGAGATAGCCAAAGCCACCATAGAGCATGGACGGGGCGAGATAGGGGTTCTCAGAGCCGGTCGCGCCAGTTCCAAGCGGGGGACGCTGGCCGTAAATGACCAGAGGGCCTTTCATTGCGGTAGTCATGTCAGTCTCCTTGCTGCCCCCAGTGAGCAGCGGTTAAGGGCATCGGGAAAAGAAAAGGCGGCCCGTAGGCCGCCCTGAGTTTGTTCTGTGTCGCTCTTCAGCGGGTTAGACGCCGGGAGTCCCGTACACGCCGCGCCAATCGCTCCAGCCCATCGAATAACGCTCGTAGCAAGCCGCCTTGGCGTTCTTGGTATCGAAGTCGTTGTCCTGATCGAACATGATCGCGTCGCGCTCGTACATCTTCAGGCTAGCAGGAGCATTCGTGCGGATGAACCACGCCGTTGCCGACGTGAAGTAGTGGTTCATCTTGATGCCCTTCGGGAACACGTTCGTCGCCTTCAACACGTTGATAGCGTTGTTGGACGAGTCATTCTGAAGAACTGACTTCAGAATGCGGTTCGCTTCGTAGAAAAGCTGAACCGGAACATGCAGGGACTGCGGCATCAGGGAGATGCGAAGACCCTTGCTATTCTGCGCCTGCATGATCTGAATTGTCAGATCCTCTGTCGCAGCTTCCGAGAGATCGGCGGCAGTCGTGAGAACGTTCGACTGGTTGCCGGAGGTGGTCGGATGGGCAGAGTTGATCATGCTCACGCCGTCGCCGCCCGTGAAGGACGAAGAAAACGCGCGGTTGAACACGTTCGCGCCGACGTTCTCCTTGGTCTGACGCATCGAGAAGGCGAGCTGCTTCGCGCGCCGCTTCGACACGACCTCGTAGAGATCGTCACGAAGCTCCTCAAAGGTCACGACGTAACCCAGCGCATACGCAACGTGCGTATAGCGGGTGACCGCGCCCTGCGATTCAACGTCGTAGTTGATCGCGGAACCCTGCGTCTTGACCGGAGCCAGGCCGAAGCCCGTGATTTCCACGTCCTCTTCGTAAGCCTTGTCCGAAGTCTCCTTGTCGAACAGATCGACGTACTCTTCGGGATGCTCCGAATAGGAACGGCCCCACCATTCCTTGATGCCGGGCCAAAGTGCTTTGGGATGCGTGCCAGTGGTAATCGTAGCCATGTGTTACGCCTCCTCTTAGACGCCGGCAATCTGGTTTGCGAAGCGCGAGTTATTGAGCTTCACAAGCCATTTTGCATTCATGTTGGTGTTCGCAGCAGTGCCGATGGTGTTATCGGGCTGTTGCAGCGGACGAATGATCTTGAGATCAAGCGTGTTGGTGGTGGCGACGGTCGAAGCGGCCATCTGCCAGCCCGAGTAGCCGGTCACGGTCGAGCCGGAGCCGGAAACCAGGTTGGCGTTCTTGCCAGCCCACAGCTTCGGCGCGGTTGCCTGCGACGAAGCGTCATCCTGGATCTCAAAGAGAACATGAGGATCATCGCAGATCGCAAGATACTGAGCAGTCGAGGCCGGGTGATACACGGGCAGATCACGAGTAACCGTGTTCATGTTGCCCATGTCGCCGCCATTGATGATGCCGACCACAACACCAAGAATCGGAGAACCGACCGAGGCGATCTGAACGGCGGGAATGCCGTTGGCATCGTTGCTGGAGGACACGATATCGACGGGATCGCCGACATAAAGCGCCGTGCCGTAAGAGGCGGGCACGAAGTAGGTATTGAAGGAGCCGTTGTATTTCTGGCCCCAAACAGTAGCGTAGGGAATGAGCCCACGCGCAACGTTTGCGTTTGCCATAAGGAAATCCTTAAAAGGCGTGAGAAAGCATCGCGCTACGCCTTACGGCGCGCACGGGTGAAACGGAAAAGGCTGTTTGTTAGCCTTTGGACGAGATCTTGATGCCCTGCTTGGGCACGTACTGACCTTCGCCTTCGGGGCCATCAGCAACACCACGGCGCATCGACTCTTCCTTGGCGTCGATCACTCGCTGTTCCTGGGCCATATCTTGCTGGTACCATTCCTCGGGGATTTCCATCAGGTAGGCTGTCAGTGCTCCGCCACCCTCGGCGGTGCCGACAACTCGGCTCACTGGCTTGGCATCATGGCCCTTGACGTGCTCGTAACCTGCCTCAAGAGCACGGCCAACGCGGCCGGGGATGTCGTTGAACCAATGACGATGGAAACCTTCCCTTTGGGGATAATCGAGCTTGAGACTCATTGAGCCAAAGGGCTTGCGTGCTGGACGCTGCGGGAGATCCGTAGCCGGAGCTGCCGGAGCGTTCATGGCATTCTGTGCGTTCTGCCGATATTCGCGGGTACGGCGATCAACTGTCTCGTTCATGACTTTTGCCTCAATCCCATTCGTAATCTTTGACGTATTTCTCTTTAGTGTAGCCAGGAATGCTCTTGACAAATTTGTCGCAGGCTTTCTTGGCCTCTGCGGGCAAATCATCATAGGTCCGGCCGGCCGGCTTTCTGGTGCTTGCAACCCCGCCAGGAGCCGCCACAGCAGCCGCGCCATCACGCTTGGGGTTGACACCGAACTTCTCCGGGAAACGCTCCACGGTCCTCTGCTTGGTCTCTGCAAGCAGTTCTGAGCGGCTTTTGCCGGGGAATTGCTTTTCAAGGTCGCCATAGACCTCAGTGGCATACCCACGAAGGGCAACCGACTTATTGAACCAGTCGTTTTGGTCGATCCACGACTGAATTTCTGGATCAACTGCGGGCTTATCAGGCTCGCCAACCGGCTTTGGATCGCGCTTCGGGGCGGGCTCGCCGCCCTGGAGCTCGGAAATCTCGGCTCTGATCTGGCGGGCCTGCGTTACGTCTGCGGTTTCGATCGCGGCATCAAGCTTGCGCTCCAAATCGCGAAGCTGCTTCTTGTATTCGCGCTCAGCCGACTTACGGACCAGTTCTTCGACACCGGCAGCGGCTTCCTTGGTTTCCTTCAGCTCCTTTTCGAAGCGGGAAACCGTATCATGCAGTTTCTTGTTATCGCGCTGCAAGATGGGAAGGATAGTCTCGCCGCGCTGCAAGAACTCTTCAGCGGAACGGTGCTTGTCGGGGTCGCCCTTGAATTCTTCCTTCGAAATCCAACCAAGGCGCCGGGCTTTAGCCTCGGCCTCGCTGGCTTCCGGCAACGTGCCGTCGTTCCCGGCTTCCGCCAGGTTAGTTTCTGTCATGACTGTTTCCTTATTTCTTTTCTGAGTGAACCGTCAGGATGCCACCCCAGAAAGAGGTTGATGCCTTCCCGGTGACGCCAATTCGGCGATCTTGGTCCGCTCTTATGCTTGCCGGAATTAGCCACTGCAGCCACTGAGGCAACTTAAAGCTAAACCGGATCATCGCTTCACTCCACCAATGGCTTTATCGTCAACCAAACGATACTTCGCGCCATCGTCGCCGACGATTTCCTTGCCGGCATACTTCTCGAAATGCACCCGATCGCCCGGCTTCGGCTTGTAGCCGCCAAACGGACGGGTACGGTCTGAATTCCAAACAAAGGCGTCGTCACCGACCTCAACAATGACGCCGGACGAGGCCGAGAGCTGCATACGCTCTACAACGTCGTCAGGAAGGGCGATGTTGCCCTGCGATTTGGTCATTGCGATATCGGGCAGGATCAAGACACGATCACCAATTGGGGTGCATCCTGACTTGTTCGTGCCCGACCACGGAGCCGGGATATACTCGACGCGACTAACCGACAGAACCTTGGGGTTCAGTGCCATTACTTCACCTCAATAGTGATTGAGGTCATGCTCGGCTGTTTAAACCAAATAGCCTTTTCGCCAGCCTTGATTTCGCTTACAGACGGCCCCCTTGCCTCGGGGATTGAACTTGTCACAACAAACGTATGATCAGTCTTGTTTGTGATCTCGAACGCCGCTTTCAACATCTTCTTCCTCTGGTTTGTAGAATGCCTCGATCGCCTCGAATTCGAGCGATGCTATCTCG